AACGAGACAATGATGAACAGGCAATATGGAAATATGACATAAGCGGAGAGAGTGAGTATGGTGTAATGACACCCACACTTGTTCTTTCAGATGAACTAGAGAGAACAGATTATTATCACGAACTCGTTCGCAATTTCTCTGGAACATTTGTCGTTTACGCAAAGGAAGAACCTGCTTGTTCTCGGTACGAGTGTGCAAATCCAGACGGACCTGTGACTGCACCAAGAAGACCTACCACTGAAGAGGAACTTGAAACTTGGGATCCGTACATCAATTGTCCCGCACAGTATTTAAGACCGGACGCTTTCATAGATGAAAGTGGTGAATTGATCATTGGTGCGGGTGGCACTGCTGATAGAGAGCCATCTTGTGATGAAATTAAGGATCTAGAAGCAGAAATCAATGAATGTGACATGATAAGAACCGAATTGGGTGAAGATTATCTTGGTTGCTTGTTCTCCAATCCAAAAGCACCTAATAGTTGTAATTGTCCCGAACAGGGAACAAAATATAAGGATTATCTTGAACACAGTAGAACTTATGCAACTTTCTGGGACACTCCAAAGGAAACACCTCTAAGAAGAGAGGCACAGATGATTCAATTTGGATATCAAACAGCAGTTGGACTTGTCGCTGGTGATTTTACTCTCAAGCCTGGCGAGACAATCTATATTGATGTTGATGCAGGAGACAACTCTAAATACCCAGTTAAACGATCCGGTGGAACTTGGATGGTTACAAAACTCGAACATATAATAACTTCGGGTAATCACTACATG